CCCTTGTCGCTGCTCGGCGCTTTGCAGTGTAACGCGTCACAACTCAACACCGCTCCTCGCAATTCAACTCAACGATTTGTTTGTTACTACGCAACGAACGGCGCTCCGCTCCGCGCATCATCTCTACGCTGCACCGCGTGTCGCATCACCCCGCGACGCAACTCAACTCAAAGATTTGTTTGTTACTTCTCCACGCGGCTCGGCTTCTCGCAGTGCACCACGGCTCCCCGCCGCTCACCGCGCCTCAACTCAACGATTTGTTTGTTACAAGGCAACTCAACGCAGCCCAATGCAACTCGTCTGGCCTCGACGCGCCGCGGCTCATTGCCTCTCTCCTCAACTCAACGAACTGAAACTTAACTAGGAAAAACCAATGTTCAAACGTTCGAAACAAACTTTGGAAATGTGTGACCTGTTCCGTAATGCAAACGGACACCTGAGTTACGCAACCATAGAGACGCACTTCGGAAAAACAATTAATGAACTGCGTCCCACAATAATCGCCGCAAGGCGATACCTCGAAAGAGACGAAAGTACCGTCTTCGAATGCATCAGAGGCCAAGGATACAAACGCCTCGACGATAGCGAAAAAGTGGATAGCCTCAAAACATTCACAAGACGCATCAGACGTACCGCTAACAATGGGCAACTCCGCGCACATACCGTCGAAAAACGAGAACAACTTACCAATGACGATAGATTGCGGCTCACGATCCGTGAAACCGCCTTCTACGCCATTCAATCGCAACTCCATGAAATCAACGATAAGGATAGATAAATGATTGATGATCGCATCTGCATTTTCTACGTCGCGGACCGCGTCGAAGATATCGCAAAAGCCGCCTACCCAACCAAAAAGGCACAAGACTTTTTGAAAGAACTAAACCATAATATCGGTGTGGATGCGCGTAGGAAGCGCAACAACCCTCCTCCGCCGCCACAAAATGAAATAACTGCCCCGCAGAAAAAGAGAGGAAGGCCAAAGAAAAATGGGTGACGAACAACTCTCAACATTCCAGTCAGCGCACCTGCGCTGGCTGAAACAACAAGTAAATAACCTACAAGACTTGCGATACACACGCAAAGCACCTAATGACCTAGATCGACAACTCTTCGCCGCCCGCGAAGAACTCGACAACTACGTCAAACAATTGAGAGAGCATGGAAAAAACATATGACACTCATCGAAACCATCATCAAAACACTCGAAAAAGAATACGATGACATCATATGGGACTTCGGCGTCGATGACCCACGGCTCGCGGACCTCGGACGACAACTCATCCATTATAAAAAACTCAGCGCCCAAGGCGAACTTTACGAACCTGATTTCTAACCTTTACTTTAGAACGCAAATCGCGGGCTTTTTTATTGTCTTGACTATTATCCCATATTGTCCCATACTAGGCCGTCGTTATGAGGAGAACAATATGACTAGCGAATATAGAATAGCCCTCGAACACTGGGCCAAACAATTCCGCAATGGAACCCTGTCCGATGAGTTCGCAGACGAAATAGCTTACCTACTCGAAGATAAAGCGCACGATCTCAAATTGGATGAAGAAAAAACATTCGGTATCTACGATACAACGGAGACAGACTAATGAAAAAACGATACCGCGTCGAAGTCCGCCAAACCAACGTCTTCTACATCAAAGCAAAAAACGAAGACAAAGCACGCCAAATCGCTACCGAAGATTTCATCTGGGACGAAGATCAACGGCCACCAAACCATTACGGCGTAGACATCATCGTCGATGAAGTAGACAGAGATGGGTGGACAGTATGAAAATTGACGAAGGATATTACAACTGTGAGATAAGCCGTACCGAGGATTGTGATCACGGCCCATGCACAGAGTACCTCGTAGCTGATCTAGGCATACGCTTCTACCTCTACGACAACGAAATTACGTTGGTTTCATTCCACGAAGAAGAGGCGCAGACAACATGATGATCCATATCTCACGAGACGAAGCGCAAACATTGTTGAACGCCGTCCAAGACGCAATGACCGCGGCCCGCGGTAATCTTGAAGAGTGTTACCAAGATGACGAGTTTGCTCATTACTGCGATGCTTTCGTAAAATCGTTTGATCTCGAACGAAAGATAACAGGGTGGTTAAAGGATGATCAAAAAGAATGAAGACAAAATTATCTGCGCCGCAATCCTGATCATAGTTTTGGGATGGATATTCGGGGTCAGCGTCGGAATACTGTGAACAAGGGGCGTAACATTTGTTACGCCTTTTATATATATAGCCAGAAAAATAAAAAAAATAATTTTTGCGTTTAAGGGTGTTACAGGTGTTACGGTGTTACAAACATATCTAAGTGTATATAATAAAAGGGTTTTCTTGTAACTTTTTTGTGTAACACCTTCAATTCAAAAATGTTACATTTTATACCTTCCCATACACTCACATAAACACCCACACTAGATTTAGTGGTTTTTGTTTGTTAAGACACAATTATAGCAAAATAAAAGGTGTTACAAATGTCGAAAACGCCGCTAATTCCGAAGGGTTTGGTGTTACGCGCAAAGAAAAAACCCACCGGAAAACGCTGGACAAAACAAAATCCAGACGAATTAAGAGGCCGCAAGCGGCTTCACGAAAACTCTCCCCTGACACGTATGCAAGAAAAGTTTGTTAAAGAATTGGTTTCAAATGACGGGACCATCACAATGTCTGAAGCAGCGGAACGCGCAGGGTATACAAAAAAATCAGCGCCTGTTCGCGCTTCTCAAATGACAAACCCTCATATCAGTCCGCACGTTTGTGCCGCTATTAAACGATATCGGGATGAATTGGACGCAAAGTTTGGCATCACATACCAAAGACACATACGAGACTTGCAGCGTATCCGTGACCTTGCTTTGGAGAACGGGGCATATAGCGCCGCGGTCCAAGCAGAATATCGACGCGGTCAGGCACAGGGCGACATTTATGTAAGCAAGTCGGAAATTAGACACGGCAGCATAGATAGTATGAGCAAAGAAGAAGTCCAAAAAGCTTTGGAAGAATTGAAGCGTACCTATGGCGCAATTGATATTACCCCAGACGAAGATGGAAGCGGGCTTGTACCAGCAATTGAAGGCAGCTTCGAAGAGGTCGAAGAGGAACTTAATTCTAACTAGAATTGAGAACTGGGCAAGCCAAGGTATTCCGGACCTTATGATTTGCGATGAACGCGGACAGTTTCATTTCGTCGAATTAAAGTTTTGTAGGGCAAACGCAGTAAATCTTAGCCCGCATCAAGTCGCTTGGCATATCCGTCATAAGCACAGTAGCACTTGGACGCTGGTCAAAAAGCAAAGCAAACCGGACGCGTCGCCATACTTGTTTTTGTACCATGCAAGCCAAGCTTTGGATTTAAAAGCGGACGGTTTAAAAACTGAACCGAGATTGATCCACGAAAAGAAATTTTTGTGGGATGACGTTTTCGGCTTGATATGTCCCACATGATCGCATATTCTCTTATTTATAGAAAGTGAGGTAAAAATGAAACAAGATGATTTTAGCCGGTTTGTGATAACTGACCTGTACCACATGCAAGAAAAAATACACGATATGCGGCGTATCGTTTCCAATCCAGATTTGGACGAATTTTTTGATTGCGTGCCGTCCGGTGTAAAAACCAGAAACGATATTCTTTCTGATTTAGATCAAGCGGGCGTTTGTTTGAACCGTGTGCATTTAGCTTGGCTAAGTGCCAGAAAAAGAAAGCGCGAGGTTGAGCATGTTTCTACTTAATTGGATTGGACGTTTAATTTATGGCGCGGATTATGACGAATTGTCCCGACGCGCCAGCAGGCCAAAAAGGCGACGTAAACGATAGAAAAGGCCCCGCATTGACGCGGGGTTTTTTATTTGGTAGGATATGCGACATATCTTATATGAGGGTTAAACAATGTTAAAAACTGTTGAAATATCACGGGCAAAGAAAACCAAAGGAATAGCCGTAACATATCGGGCGGGCAAAAATGATATGTTTGGAACATGCCCCAGCACTTGCAAGCTTAACGATAGCGGCAAAGGTGCAAGCGAAATTGATCAAGAATATCTGGACGCGTTGCTACATGCCAAACCGTCGCGGGGTTTATCGTTTACCTATTCGCACTTTGACCCGAAATTTTGGGCGCAAAAAATGCGGGCGGTAAATAAAACCGTCATAAATTTTTCGACCGATACGCCGGAACATGCGGCGAAACATTGCCGCGCTGGCGTTCCTTCGGTCGTAGTAGTACCCGAAACTTTTTGGCACGGGCGAAAAACCGCCGCGCCACACGGAAAAACAATTGTGCGTTGCCCCGCCGAATATCAAAACCGTTCTTGTAATAGTTGCGGCAATGGTTTGCCCCTTTGCGCCCGCATGGACCGCGATTTTATTGTAGGATTTACCGCGCATGGTCCGAATAAGCGCAAGGCCGCGGATGAAAACGCACAAGGCGGATGCTATGGTGCACAAGGAAACTGCCGCATTTGGTGGAACGAAACAAGCGAAACGGTACAATATGAAACGGACGCGGAAAAACTAAAGCGCTTTGCTTCTGGTTTGCCGCCGCGTTCAATTATTCGTCATCATGTGGCGGGGGATATAGGCGAAAATTAAAGCTTGCATAATATGCGACAATATAGGACAATGGGGGCGGGCAATTCCGCCCTTTTTTATGAGGTTAAAATGATCAACTTGGAAAACCAAACCGGAACCCTTCAAAAGCTTTTGCAAACCGTGACAGAACAGAACGCCAGAAACGCGGACTTTTTATCGTCAACAATGGACTTGCAAAAAACAACGGACGCGGACGGAAACGCGAAAATCGTTATCGAAGCGCAAGGCGGGGAACCGACCCGCATTTTGAACATCAATTCACACGCGCAAGGGCAGATTGCCGCCGCCGCTGAAATTGATACAAGGACGGCTCGCCGGTTGCAGGAAAATTATCCGGTCGAATATGACGCCCTTATAAATGCCCGCTGGCAACGGGAACCGGTCAATCGCATGGTCCGGACCTTTTTGGACGGCGACGAAACGTCCGGAACGGCGCGGGCGTTTGTTTCTGACAAATTCATGACTTTTGACAATGTGGACCTTTTGGAGGCGGCGTTGCCGCAATTGATTGA